CTGGCCATTTGGCCGGTACGTGGTAGTCATAAGCCTACCTGGGGTCAGTGACCCTCCCAGATCGCTAACAATCTAGGTGCCTGATCTTGAGGTTAATAAGATGGTCCTCGCATAGCGAGCGCCATTACCATACCTTAAGAGTCGGTGCTGAACGCTCTACCCATTTGAGTAGAGTTGAATCAACATTTATGAATATATTATTCATACGGCTTTGGATTTTCCATTGGAGATCCTTTACTGTCCCTTCATAAGGAACAGGGCTAGCTGCTAATGTGAGTTCATCGTAACTTCGCATATAGTCGCCAACGCGTCTTTTGACCACCCGAGTGTCGAGATTATCCTCTACGAGGAGTTTCTCAAATTCGGAGGCACGCCTCCATTGTGAGGCGATGTCGAGATACGGCTGTAAGTGCAAGAATTTCTTGACGTCAGACCGAATCCGATAGATGTGGGGAAATTTTCCCCTCATCGGCACGGGTGCTGTAGGATCAATTGATTTCCACAGTTCGACTAAATCTTTGATTTCAAAGAGTTGGTCACCAACTCCTTCTAATAGAAGTTTGAACGATTTTTCTTCCTCTAGAGAGAGGATCGTTCCTTTCCGAGACCCCCTTGACGTTGCTTGAATTTGGGTTATACCCATCAAGAAGTCGGCAGGGCTAGCATCTTCCAATAATTGTTTCAATATTGCGAAGTGCCGCGGAAAAAGTTGGATGTTCCGATCTACATCGGTAGTTGGAACAGATAGTCCTCCAAGTGAGCTAGGTAACTCAATTGGATATGTCTCACGTAGTCTAGCGATAGCTGGATATACATGGTCATAGTAGTCCACGACCAGTGGAATACGGAATTCTTCTAAAGCATTGCCAATCAGGTAATCCGTTTCTTTACGGAGGACTGGGGCCTTGGTTAACGCAGGATCTCTGCCGTCAGCCTCTGGGCCGGTTGCTTTAGAATAGGGAGCGAAATATCGCGCCTTAATTGTATCTTGATGATGAAATTCTTCATCAAGCCGATCTCGGGAAATTATTCGTTCGGTGAATATACCGGCGAATTGACTCTCTCCATCTTTCGATGAGTTAAGCGTCATTCCTAATTTCGGGGCAATATGATTATATGCCATACAAAATCCCTGCGTGGCGAACGCGATTGCGTCGTCACCGAGGATTTGCCCTATTACCTTAGGGATGGTCGAATGTTGGGTGGAGAATTGTTTTCTTGTCCCCCATTCGTTAGGGAACGCGAGCGGTGCAGTCGTATATACTTCTGCTAGCTCAAAGTTTAACAGCGTCATCATCGATAGCGTTGGAAAACTCATTGGGTCTCCCAATAGGGTTCCCCGGGTATGTTGTACTTTGCGCGTTTGCGCAGTTCTATTCTCAGCTGACCTTATGGCCATGCGGTCTTGAATAGGACAACCACCTAATCCGGCTTCATGTAGAAGTTTGGACGTTGTGATAAAACGAGGCGCGACCATTGTCGGCTGTAGTCTTTTCA